TCTTTACGTGCCAAGACAGAGGCTCAGACATTATAGAAGGAAAACTAGATGTTTACGTCAAAAACTTGGAAGAAGCATTGAATTTCGGGAGAAAAGAAATGAGTGTGATGGTTCTACCATGAACGAAGTTGAAAAAAAAGTGTTAAAAATGTTACTTGATAAAAAATGCAGAAGCAGAATAAAAAGAAAAATAGGAATTACAGATGATATTTTTATGAGAAGTATTAGAGAAATAAATAAAAATGGATATGACTTTGTAATTAAAAATCAAAAGAAAAACAAACCAGATCCAGAAGAATCCTTTGAAGATAAATTAGTTTATGAAGCTATGAAAAAAGAAATTTCTGAAGAAGATTACAAATACATGTTGAAAAACTTATATATGCCAAGAACACAATTGGCTAAACAATTAAAAATAAGTAAGCTTGCTTTGAATTTTATACTGGATAAAGGTTTATAAAAGGATTGACGTTATAAATCAAATGCTATAAAATCTAAATGACAGATCCCACCCACACCTCTTAACAATGTGTACCAAGGTGGGGCTTTTTTTTATAAATAAAAAATGTATCAAGGTGAATTCATTCTTCTTCTTCATACCCCATTGAAATAGTATCGAATCCTGAAATTATTCCCTCTTGTACAAGAAATTCAATAGAAGATTCAACAAATGCTTCAATTATTTCTTCATCTACAGCGATTCCTTTTGAAGTTAAAGATTCAAATACAAAATCTATCCAATCTTCAAAAGACACAAAATTATTATCAAAGTTCATTGGAATTCTCCTTTTAAATTATATTTCTACTTTTATATTTTTTTTTCTTAATTTAAAATCACCTTTTACCTGCATTTCAACGGATAATGTTATTTTGGGAAATCCTTTTTCTGTTGGTGCAAATCCTGCCATCTCTGCATAAGAACCTTCATGAGTAAGTGCTGAACCCGTAACTACAAATACCTGCTTCACCAAATCTAGTTTACCATTTCTATTATCGGGCATGTATATTACCTTTGTATGTGCTTGCCTTCTGTGTACATGTCCCATAAGATATAAATCTGCGTAAACTGTATCTGCTTGCTTTTGCAAACGATTCATAGCCCCACCAGGAGTTCCACCACCACCTGAACCATGCCAAACAGAAACATTAAAGTCTCTTTTAAAAATGGTATAACTGATTACTCCTTGATATCTCATATATTTATTTTCTAGATCCATAATCTGTGCAAAGTATAACATTAAATCAAAACCACTGTTTTTGTATACTCTTTCCTCGTGATTTCCAGTTACAATTCCATCAATTAAATCTCTGTAAGGGTATAATAATGTTTTTGCACTCATCATCTGGTGTTGTGCATTTTCTTGCTGTTCATACACACCCGCTCCAACACTATCTTTTAATGCTGTTTCTGCTAGATCACCCATAATGATGATTCTTGCTTTATCTCTGTTTTCATCAATTAATTTTAACTGACTTATTAATTCTCTTTTATCGAAGTGTGGAGAACCTATATGCAAATCACCAATTGGGAATAAAATAATCTCTTTAAGATCCCTGTTGTGTTCTGCTTTAATATATCTCACTTCTCACTCTCCTTGTTTTCAATGAGTCTATCTAAATACCACTTTGCCTTCTTTAAATCTTCAATTCCATTTTTATGTTGAAATCGCCAGATGTATTTTATTATGTTGCCGACATAGTAAGAATCTGTTCCAGATAAATTTTTAGTTGCAGACTCTATGGCATCAATACATTCCACTTTGCCTTCTCTATAGTGCATTGGGTTAATATTATCCATTACATTTCCTTTCTTTACCAACATTTACCTTCAATATACATAAAAAAATTATATTAGTCAAACAAAAAGACCCCAAGAAGGGGTCAAGTGAATTTTGATGTTTTTTGTGCTATTTTCTTAGGTTGTTTAACAAATTGTTTACCTGCTTTTGTTCCTTCTCGTTTTGCTTTAGAAGTTTTTGAATATTCAGAAGCAGATAAACTTTGTATGGCTTTTTTTGGAAGGTATCTTTCTCCAGTTGCTTCTTTCCCTTGAGTGCTTGGTTTCCCTGATTTAGTACCCCAATCTTGTTGAGTCCATTTACTCAAGGACTTTTGAGGGGATTTCTTTTCCCCTGTATATCCTCCGCCTGCTTTTTTATACTCTAAAGCAACAAGCTGTGCTTTCCTTGCAGACCATTGACCTGAGTTACCGCCTTTTGTACCTGCCATAATTCTGTTTTTAATGGATTCACGCAGTGTAGGCTTTGTATACATATTACTTTTTCACTTTAGCATTAGGGTTCTTAACAAATCTACCATAACTTGTTTGCATAGATGAACCTTCACGACCTTTTACTTTTTTTGCTTTTGTACCAATTCCCATAGATTTTATAAATTCTTTATTAGCATCTCTTGTAATAGTTGGTCTCCCAATATTTTTTCTTTCGGCACTTTGTTTTATCATTTTTGTTACAGCTTTATCTTTTTTATTTGCAATCATTGATTTGCCTTTATCTAATTCATTTTTCTTATTCGCAACCATTGCTGCACCTTGAGCTGCCATTGCTTTTATACCAGTGGACGTTTGATTCATTCTAGCAACCGCTTGTTTAGTACCAGTGGACGTTTGATTCATTCTAGCAACCGCTTGTTTAGTAGTAGCTGATTTTACATTTGATTCTAATTTTTCCATACCATAAGGAAGATTTAAATTAGCCCCTGACATTATCATATTTTTATCTTTAATTGTTGGATTCAATTTCATTAATTCTGAAACTGTAGTTCCTTCTTTTTTAGCAATCGCTGATAATGTGTCACCTTTTTTAATTTTATAATTTGGCATTTTATTTTCCCCTTTTCTTTTTAGATGAACCTGTTATAGACATTGCAATGGCAACAGCTTGTTTTTGTGATTTTACTTTTTTTGGACTCTTGCCTATGTTTAGTTCATTTTTTTTAAATTCTTTCATAACTTTTTCTACTTTTTTTTGTTTTGATTTCTTATTCCTGTACTCCATCATTTTTTCTCCTTTTTCTTTAATCTTTCAGAAATAGCTTTTGCTTTTGTTCGTGCATCAACTTTAGAAGAAGCACCCCATACTTGTAAGCTTTTAAGGAGTCTAGTTGGCTCACCATCGGGTTTTCTTTCTGCACCCCTCGCATTACCCATCCTAGCTAGAAAAGAAGCTCTTCGTGGATTGTCTCCACTCTTAACAGGGGGTTTTAGTGTCCCACCTGTTTCGGCTTTGTAAGAGGCTCTGCCTTTTGCGTTTAATCCACCTTTTGGATTTTTACCTTCTTTTCTTGTCCAAGCCGCTGTTTTCATTCTGCCCATTCCTCTATGTTTTGTCCGAGTATAATTTGTAATCCGCCACTATGCTCTACTTTTTCTCTAAACATACCCATAGATTTTGCGGCAAGTTCTAACGCTTTTAGTTTTTCTGCTTTAGAAGAATTTTCAGAATGTGCAATCTCTTTTATTTCTTTTAATATTTCATCAGCAGACCAGTTTATTCTTTCCATTCTTTCTTTCTGTAGTTTTTCAAGTTCAAGAATAACTTCTGGGTTTTTAAGGAGTTTGCACCCCGCTTCTCTAGCACTTTTCATATTTGCAGTATTATAAGCTTGCATATATGCTCTTTGCATATTTGAATCTAAAAAGTATTCTTCAACAAATCTTTTTTGCTTTTCATTCATCATCACCAAATCCTCTATTCTTTGTTTTTGGATTATTAATTATACCTAACAGGATTAATATAGATAAAATTGAATTAATATACATATCCCATTTTTCAGGTGTAATTTGAATACCATTTTCTTGAATGATTATAAAAACAAAAGATGATAAAGATATCCAAAGACCATAATTTTTATAGCGATCATCCATTACTTTTTCCTCCTTAAAATCGTTCCTAGTAATCCTAAATTTACAGTATCTGTGGATTTCCATTCTTTTGATATACCATATTCTTTTTGCAAAAACTCCAGACCTTCTTCTTTCCAAGTTTGGGTTTCAACAGGTAATTCTTTAAAGAAACTATCTAAATATTTTATAGGATCTGTATGAAATCCCCAACCGAATGAAGGTGTAACTTTTGTTCTAACTTCATAGTGTAAGTGAGAACCTGCACTTTGACCAGTGTTTCCTTGAGTTCCTACGCAGTCACCTTTTTCTAATATGCTTCCTTCTTTTGCCATTATTTTATCAAGATGCCCATACAAATGCAAATGGTTGTTAGAGTCAACAACACACACAGCATTGCCATATCCTCCAACACCTGTGCCTTTATCTGCAAATTTTGAAAACACAACCTTACCACTGACAATGCAATATATTTCTTCTTTATCTTTTTTAACTAAATCTACACCACTGTGGAATTCTTCAAGACCACTAATTGGACTTTTTCTTTTACCATAAGGACTCGACATTTTTATGAAGTCACTAAAATATTTTTCCATTATTAGAATCCTCCTTTAAAAATAAATCCCATAACACTCAATATCAAAGAACTTAATACAGTGCTAACTAAAAACCAAATCATTTTTTCTATTTTTTCTATTCGTCTGTGTGCATCTTTTGAAGTTTGTAAAGCTTCATTTGCAGTTTCTTTAGCAGATGCAAAGATGTCTAATTTGGTTTCTACTCTTGTTATTCTTTGCAGTATTTCTTGATTTATATCCAAAATTGCACCTACCTTTTTGTTGTTAGAGGAATACCTTTTTGTTCAAGTATTGCATTAATATTAATAAAAAAAGCATTTTCTTCTGTTTTAATTTCTTTTAATCGTCTTTCTCTTTCTTTTTTATTTAAGTTTTTATTTAATGAAGTTTCTCTTTTAAGTTCTTTCATGTAAGATAAAAATTTACTTGGGGAACCTTTTGATTGTGTAGTTAGATAATTATATACTCTTTCATCGTACCACTTTGGTAATTTAACTCCTAATTTTTCTTGATTTTTTGCTTCCGTTAAAAATTTTTTTCCTGTATAAAATTGTTCGGATAAATTATTACTAAAAGTTGTGTTTGTTATAAAATCTTTAAAAATTTCTTCACTTCTTAGTGTTCCACCTTGTTTTAAACCAGTAATTCCTAATCCTTTTTCTGAAAATAATGGCATTAAATATCTTGAGAAATCTCCACCATAACTTCTAATAATGTAATCAATTTTAAACGGATTTAAACCTGATATTTCTGCTAATTTTTTAGCAATTGAAGTTGT